ATATTTTCAGGTAGTGGACCATTTACAGCAGTAAATTCAGCTTCAATTAATAAGATTGATAATCTTTTTGGTGGAACTACTTCTTTTCTTCTTATAAACGCAGTAACATCTTCTGTGATTACCCCAGTTTCGGCTAGTGGTGTAGCAGGTTTTAACCCTAATCCAAGTGTTCCTGGTGCTCTTCAAGTATCATCATATAATACAAATGCTACAGATTTAAATTTTAGTGGGTTTGATGATGGAAATGCTTATATTAGTTGTTCTCAAGATCAATTTGGTCAATATCCTTTTGCAGGTGGTTTAAGTGGTCAAGGAATTGCACTTATAACAGCTGCTTCAAGTACAGGAACAACTGGTGGTATAAATGTAAGTATAAGTGCAAGAAATTTAGAATTTTCGGGACAAATTAATTTTGTAATAGTGTCAGGTAGTAGCTATGGTAATTCATTTATATCAGCATCTCAAAGACCAAATATTTCAAATGAACCTTTTCAAATTAGATCAGGTAGTATATCCCAAGGTACATCAGGTCCTATAATCTTTACTTCAGAATCTATTAGAAATGGGGCAACTATTATAGACGAACCTTTTACATTTAGAACAGGTAGTATATCTCAAGGTACAGCAGGTTCTACTACATTTATATCTTCATCTGCTAGAGATACTAATGGTATAACTTTTGCTATTCATACTGGAAGTTATGATAATTTACAAACTTTTTCAGATAGAGGAACTACATATGTATCTGAATCTGCTAGAAATATTGTTGGAACATCTTTTCAAATCCATTCGGGAAGTTTAAATAATGATTTAGGAATAGCATTCTCTTCAGAATCAATAAAACCTCAATCTCATAGTAGAGCTCAAGTAGCAAGTATAGGAGCTGATGATGTTATAGACTTTGCTGCTGATTGGAGTATAAATAATGTAGGTGTACTTGGGGGTGAAGAATTTCAATTATTTGATAATGCTACAGGTAGTAATAATATATTTGTTTCTTCATCAACAGCATTTGAATATAGAAACAATCAATTAAACCAAACACCTATACCTCTATTCCCAGATGTAACTCAAAGTTATTCTATTACAACACCTTCTATTTCTGGATCAGTAACTAGAATACATGATTCACAAGATGAATTTTATAATGGAGAATTAAGTGGTTCTGTTATACTAGTATCAAATGGAGAATTAAATGAAGGATGCGCTGATTTTAAAGAAGTAAATCCATTTTTAGCAGATTATAAAGTAAGAGTATACCCTGATAATATACCAGGATTTACAGAAGGAAAATTTTTATCCCCTGTTAATTTACCTATAGATGGTTATATACAAGTATTTTATGGAGACGAACCAGGATCACCTTTAGCACCAGTATTACCTGATACAAGTGCAAGTTAATATATAAAAAATGGCAAAAAAAGTACAATATATTAAAATAGCAAGAATAGATCAAAATGGAAATGATTTAACTAATACATTAGAATCATTAACCCAAATAACTATACCTTACACTACATCTGGTAATAAAACTTATAAAATTTTAACAAGAGCAGATTTTCCAACTTATTATTTATTTACAATAGATTTAGATAATAGTCCAGATGCTTCTACTAACCCAAGTACAACTCCAACCACATTAGATTACCAAATTACAGCTAGTATGGATGGTTTTACTACAGGTAGTAATAATATAATAGGTAGATTTATTCTTAAATCTCCTGTAACTGGAGGTCAAACCCTTACAGATTTTTATAATTCAGAACAACAAAGGATAGAAATTAATACTATACCCAAAAAAGATATCCATGTTAGTATTGGTAGTGCTGCAAGTGCATTTGCACCTTTTGAAGCAACTGTAGCCCCAGGAGGTACTTTTGCAGATAGTGCTTCAATAGAACTTTTTAAAGCAGATTCTACTTTTAATAGCATATCTCAGCTTACAAATAGTCAAATACTTACAAGAGGTATGGGAACTACTTTAATTTCAAGGTCTATTTCTATAGCAAAAGCTGATATCACTCCGGGCGATGTAGTATTTTTAGGAGTAAAAGAAACAGGTAGTAGTATTTCTATTGATGGGGCTCGGGTTAGTTTAAATAAGGTAGGTGGGGGAAAATTTTTAGGAAATTTATACGTAACTTCATCTGCAGCTGCTGGTCCAGAATTAGAAAATATAGTAGAACCCTATTTGTCAAGAAAGTTTATAAATTCAGATTGTGATGTTTTAATAAATAATGCAGATCAATACCAAGATAATCCATTTTTACAGGATTTAGATTTTAGTTCTGGTACCATAGTCCCAGTAAATTATAGTCAAGTAGTAGCAGGTACAGCTCAAAAGGCAACAGTTCCTGAATCTATGTTTACAATGGGGGGTATGATTAACCCTAATAATAGTTCTGTTAACCAAGTAAGCCAATATAATATTTCAGGTTCATCTTACTTTGGTCAATCTTCGGCAGGTACTTTTTGTGTGTATTATACTACAGGTTCTATAGTAGGGTCAGGAGGAAAATCTACTTCAACATTTAATGTAAGTTATATCATTGGTAATGATGGAGAAACCTTTGAAATTACTAACTCAGATTTAACTTTAGATTTTTTAAGAAGACTTTTTGGTTCTACAGCTAACCCAATACAAATTGGAGCAAGTGGAGGTCAATACTACCCAGAACCTACACAACATATTCATACTAGAGCAATTGCTTTTAGAGGAGTTAGTACTTCTCAACCAATGGCTTTTAATGGTTCTGTACTTATTGAAAATAATGGTTCTTTAATTCAAATAAAAATTGCTAATAGTGGCTCAGGAGCAATTTCTATTCCTCAAGGTGGAGGTATTATTTATCCTGCAGATATAGAATTAACAAGTGCTTTTGATTTACCTGACAGATCTAGAAAAATATTAACAGAAGCAAATATTTTAGGGCCTGAAAGTATAAAATAAAATTAATTTTTTTAAAAATAATTTGGATTAAAAACAATAAAAACACATATTTATAACATATAATTAAACAAAAATGGGATATTTAAATAATCAAGTAGTAACAGTTGATGCTATCTTAACTAAAAAAGGCAGACAACTATTAGCTCAAAATGACGGTTCATTCAGAATCACACAATTTGCATTAGCAGATGATGAAATAGATTATACACTTTATAATCCAAATAATAACTCGGGTTCTGCATTTTATGGTCAAGCAATAGATAATATGCCTTTATTAGAAGCTTTTGCAGACGAAAGTCAAACTATGAAATATAAATTAGCTACATTGCCAAGAGGTACAGCAGTCTTACCAGTATTAGATTTAGGGTATTCTTCTATATCTTTAAAACAGGGAGCTTCATTAGCAATTTCTCCACAAACACTAAACTATTTAGGTAATGCAACAGCATTTGAAACCTCAGGATACTCAGCTACAATAGCAGATGTTAGAACTATGGCTACATTTAATGGTACAGGAATTAATTCAGAAGCGGCTCAACAACAAAATACTACTTCAACAACAACTTTAGGAACAAATGTATCATCAACAGTAATAGGATCTCAAATTAATTTAAGAGCAACAACAGTAAATACATTATTTGGAACTAACACTTCAGTATCCACAACATTAACAGTAGTAGGATTAGATAGTGGGGCTAGAATTACTATTCCAATAACAATAACCCAAACAACAACAGCATAAAAAATTAAAAAATGGGATTTAAAAGATTAGACGCCGAAGATTTTGTAGTTAGTGCTGATGCAGTGCAATCTACAGCATGGTCAACAAATTCACCAACACTAAGTTCATTTTTCACTTCTTCAGCTCAAAAAGGAGGATCTTCTGGAAATTATTATTTAGCAATATATCAAACAGGATCTGAAGAACCTGGTGCAGCTGTACAATTTGATATAGCTTATGGAAATGTTAAAGGAAGTGGAAGTACTGCTTTTAATTTGACTTATCCAAATTTATCACCTTCATCTACAATATATGGTCAATATAGAACTATGATTTTAGAAGATGAAAATTCTTCTTTTTCCTATGGAGGTGATAATAACATACTTACCCCAGATGATTTTTATGTTTTATCTATAGATAGAGCTAGATATAAAGAAAGCATATTTCCAGGCACATTTAACATTGCCTTATCTGGTTCGGGAGGTCTGTTAGAGTTAACAGATAATTCAAATGATACTACTGTTCAAACTTTTATGGGATCTTCTAGAGTATTCCAAATAGTTTCAGGTTCAAATGGTAATGCTATTACTGCTAATGGAGGATTTTCTCCAAATTCAGGATCATATGGTTTATTATTCCCAGAATTAGGAACAATATTATTAAATCCTAAAGCTATAGAAACAGTAACAGGAATATATGCTGATACAGGTTCAGCTGTTAGTAATGGAGATAACAACCTTTTAATTTTTGATGGTTTAAATGAAGCTGAAGCTTTTTCAGTAAATTCTCAAGAAACAATAGCTTCTGATTTTGTATTTATAAGATCAAGAAATAGTGAGTTTAACTATTCTACTAATCCTTCTTTTATAACAGGTTCAACTGGTGCTGTAATATATGATTCTTTTGTTAATAACCCTCAAGTATATATTACTACAGTAGGAATGTATAATGATGCAAATGAATTACTAGCTGTAGCAAAACTTTCAAGGCCATTAGTTAAAGATTTTACAAAAGAAAGTTTAATTAGGGTTAAATTAGATTTCTAAGATGAATGAGTGTTTTCAAGTCATTAACTACATCGGATGTTATATTAACTCCATTTAAAGTAAATAAATCTTTTTCTTTTCAAGGTGCAAGTGCTATTACTGCCTCTAATGTAGGTATAGATAGATTTTTAGGTAGAAATATTCCTTATGTTTCTGGATCAAATACAACAGGTCAAATTACAACTCAATCCCAGGCTCTAATATATAATTCTGTAAAACAACTCTACTATACTAATTTTTTAAGGGGTGAAGATGGTTCTCCTGTTTTAACTTCATCAATACAAATTGATGGTGTACGTGTTGGTCAAAATGGAGTTCAACCTTCATATGAAAATTATTTACCAAATACTTTAAATGCTGATAGGTCTTTCCCTAAATCAAAAGGAGATATTATTGGTGTAATATCAATTCCCTCAAATTTATTTGGAGAATATATAAAACCAGGAACTTTATCTTATAGAAATTCAATTACTACTTATACTGATGATAGCGAGGGAGGATTAATTAGTGGAAGTACTAAAGTAGGAGATATAATATATGAACATGGTATGGTTATAATGACTGAAAATGATTCTACAAGAACAAGTAGATTTGTAAATGATTCTTCGGTTATAATTTCTTTTCAAAGTACACTAACAATATATGAATCACAATATAAATGTACCTTTAGTCCAAATGAATATACTTATACACAAAACCCATCTACTATTTCAGGTAGTGCAAATAGTGGAATAGTTTACGATTTTTTAACTGGTTCATATTTTCAACCTTATGTAACAACAGTAGGGTTATATAACAATGCAAACCAACTAGTAGCAGTAGGTAAATTATCTCAACCTTTGCAAAGTTCAAATGTAACAGATACTACTATATTAGTAAATTTAGATCTCTAGTATTAACTAAAACAAACATATGGAATGGATAGGACTCAAAGGAGAACCAATATCAACCATTACAGACTTCCCAGATAACACATTCGGATTCGTTTATAGAATAGTACATAAACCTACAGGCAAAGCCTATATAGGTAAAAAAGTATTATACTATCAAAGAAAGGTAAAATTAACCCAAAAGGATCTTAAAATGTATGAAGGAGTAGTAGGTAGAAAACCATCTTACAAATTAACAATAAAAGAATCTGATTGGTTAACATATTGGGGTTCAAATAAATTACTTAAAGAAGTAATGGATTTAGAACCAATTGAAAATTTTGAACGTCATATTGTTAAAACAGCACCTAACAAAAAACTACTAACATATTACGAAACACAAATGCAATTTGTACATCAAGTATTAGAAAAACCTGATGAATATTTTAATGATAATGTGTTAGGAAAGTTTTACACAAAAGATTTTGAATTATAAAATATATTTCGTATATTACAATTCATGGTAAATGAGCTACTAGTTAATCTAGTTAATACGGTTTTAGGAACAGGAAAGAGGACAGCAAGAGGTAATCAAGCATACCATTGTCCCTTCTGTAATCACCATAAACCAAAACTAGAAGTTAATTTTACAGAAAACAAAAAAGGCTATAATCCATTCCAATGTTGGGTGTGTGGTAAAAAAGGTAAAACAATAAAAAGTTTATTCAAGGCACTTAAGGTATCACCTGATAAATTTGTAG